AGACCGCACGCCCCCCCTCGTGCAAGATTTTTTCCCCATGAGGATTTTCCGGGAATACATGGCGTGTCAGATTCGGACACGCCGGCCAGAAAGAGAGGGAGTGTATGGTTCGGCTGGAGTGTGGCCTGCGGGGCGCACGGAAGTATTGCGCCTCGCATCCAGGCTGGTGCTGTGGCGATTGTCCGGCACGAGACCTCTGCGACCGGGCCTGCCGGAATACGCCAAAACGATGCGGGTACGCTGTGCCGCGGGAAACGTGCCATTTTTATAAGCCTTCAAAAATTATGGGAAAGGAAGGGATCCGCAATGGCGGGTAAGCGGCAGCCGCTGGCCGTTCTGCAGGCCAACGGAAGGAAGCATCTGACAAAGGCAGAGATCGCGGAGCGGTCCGCAGCGGAAGTCCATCTGAAAAAGCCGAAGCGGATCTCCGTTCCCGCATGGCTGCCGGAGGACCTAAAGGGAGATTTCCGAAAAATCTCCAAGGAGCTGTTGGATGCGGACCTGGGCGCATCGCAGCTGGACCGGGACACCATCGGCAGGCTGGTCGTGGCGCAGGCGCAGTACGCGGCAGCCACCCGCATGGTGCGGGACACACTGGACCAGGAAAACACGGAAGCCTGCTCCTCCTGGTCCACTCTGCAGGAAAAGTATTTCAAGCAGGCCCGGGCCTGCGCAAATGATCTGGGCCTGACCATCACCAGCCGGTGCCGTCTGATCGTCCCCCGGGGAGGCGGACAGGCAGAACAAGAAAATCCGTTCCTGGAGCTGATCTCCGGAGGAGCTGAGCGCCGTGCCTGAGCTGGTATGGCTGACACCGTTCATCCATGTCCCTGCCCCGGAGGATGGCGCGGAGCTGCAATACAGCCAGGATGCTGCGGACCAGGTTCTGCGGTTCTTTGGGCTTCTGGTATTCGGGCAAAACGACTGGGCGGGCAAGCCATTCCAACTGCTTCCCTGGGAGGAGCAGCTGATCCGGGAATTTTACGGCGTCCAGGTGCGGGACGATGACGGCACTTGGGTGCGGTATCGGCGATACCTGTACAACGAGATCCCCAAGAAGAACGGCAAAAGCGAACTGGCGGCAGGACTTGGACTTTATCACCTGTTGGCGGATGGGGAGCAGCTGCCGAACGTTGGAATTTTCGCGGTGGATAAGGAGAACGCCGATATTATCTATAAATGCGCCAAGTACATGGTGGAGCACACCGCCCTGAGCCAGCCGGCCCACCGGCCCCTGGCCTGGTGCCGGGACAGCGTGCGGGAGATCCGCACTCGGTTCGGCGGGGTGATGAAGGTCTACTCCGGCGACGTTGACAACAAGCACGGGCCTTCCTTTTCCGCTATCCTCTGCGATGAGCTGCACGCCTGGAGCGGCCGTGCGGGCCGGGATCGGTGGAACGTGCTGACCACCGGCTCTGATGCCGCCCGCCGGCAGCAGACTGTGCTCGTACTGACTACGGCGGGCAATGACCCGGACCGCACCTCCATCGGCTGGGAAATCCACGAGAAATGCCGGCGGATTCTGGCGTGGCGCCGGGGAGAGCCGGAGCGCCCTCTGGACGTGGACGACACGGAATGGCTGCCGGTGATGTATGGCATCTCGGTGCTGACCGGGGATGACCCGGACCGGATCGCGGCCCTGGATATCTACGACGAGGCGCTGTGGAAAACCTGCAACCCCTCCTATGGCGTGACCATGCGGGCGCGTAAGTTCCGGGCGGAGGCCCGGGCGGCCAGGCAGAGCGAGGCGGCGGAACGGAATTTCCGGTGGCTGCGGCTGAATCAGTGGATCTCCACGAAGGACGTGGGCTGGCTGCCGTTGACACTGTATGACAAGACGCAGATCGGCCCCTCCGCCAAGGCGGAGCGGGATGCGTGGATACAAGAGCACCTGATCGGAAAGACCTGCTATGGAGGTCTGGACCTGTCCGCCACCACGGATCTGACGGCCTTTGTTCTGGTATTCCCGCCCCAGGAGGGGTTGGATACCTGGGTGATGCTGCCCCGGGCCTGGCGTCCGCTGGACGGCGTGCTGGAGGCGGAAACGCGGGACCATGTCCAATACCGAGACTGGGAGCGGGCCGGCTTCCTGACGCTCTGCCCCGGGGACATGATCGACTACACCATGGTGGAGCAGGCCGTCTATGAGGCCACAGAGCTGTACGACCTGCGGTGCGTGGGCGTTGACCCATTTATGAGCCGGACCCTGATATCCCGGCTGACGTCCCCGGTCAACGACGCCGGCGGGGAAAAGCCGTGCGTCAGGTGCATCGACATCCCGCAGGATATCCGGAGGATGTCACCGCCTACCAAGGAGCTGGAACGGCTGATCCGGGGGCACAAGATGCTCCACATCCACAACACCTGCGCCCGGTGGTGCTTTGGCAATGCCCGGTGCTATGTGGACGCCAACGAAAACCAGAAGCTCATGAAGGACCGCAGCATCGGCCGCATCGACATTGTGGTGGCGTGGGTGATTGCCCTGGCCACAGCCATTGTCATGCGGGGGCAGAAGGATTATGACACGCGACATTTGAGAGAGGACTGGGGCTTATGACAAAAGAGGAGCGCCGGGAACGGCGTGAGGCGCGGCGGAGAAAGGCCGCAAATCTGCTGGGGCTGTATCTGGAGGACCTGCTGCTCCTGGCTGGAAGCGGCTGTTTTACGGCCGCCGCGGCGCTGGCTGCCGGCTGCGCGGCTGCCCTGGCCACAGCGGGCGCGTGCCTGACGATCTATGCGCTTGTGGTGGCCCGGTCCGCCGGAAGGAGGTGAGGGGATGCTGCTGCGCAATGCCATGCGCCGCCCGCGGGCGGTGGAGTACGGCAGCGTGTCGTGGGAGGACCTCAACCAGAAATTCCGGAAGATCTTTCTCTCCGGCGGGCCGTATGACACCGGCATCCGGGGCGCGGAGCGGCTGAGCCCCGTGGCGGCGGCCCACCGCATCCTGTGCAACGACTTCGGCATGATCCCGTTCTCCCTCTACCGCAAGAACGGAGACGCCCGGGAGCCGGTCCAGGATGACGACTTAGACCCCATTTTCAAAATCCGGCCAAACAGCGACATGACGCCCTACATGCTGGGGCGCACGGTCATGTCCAACGCCTTCTGGCATGGATTCGGCGCCGTGTGGAACCGGCGGGGACCGGACGGGCGGATCCTGGAGCGCATCCCTCTCCCATCGGACTGCTGCTCTATCCGGCAGGACCAGACAACAGGGCAGTATTTCTACGATTACAGCGTGGGCGGCGAATTCCGAACCTTCGCGGGATATGAACTGAGCTTCCTGTTTTTTGAGAGCTACGACGGAATCCGGGGCCGGGGCTTTCTGAATCTGGCCCGGGAGACCATCGGCGCGGAGGGCGCCGCCCAGCAGTACGGCCGGAAATTCTACCAGAACGGGGCGATGATCTCCGGAATCGTGGAGGTGGACACAGATCTGGGAAGAAAAGAGCGCGACAGGGTCCGAAGCGAGTTCGCCAAATACAACCCTTATGACGACGACGCCTTCAAGGTGGCGGTGCTTGGCCGAGGATACAAGTACACACCCATCGGGCTGAACCAGAAGGACAGCCAGTACATCGAGAGCCGGACCTTCAGCGTGGAGGAGGTGGCCCGCTTTTCCGGGGTGCCCAAGTCCATGCTGCAGAGCGGCAAGGAGAGCTATGAGAGCAACCAGCAGCAGCGCATCGTATTCGTCACGGATGTGCTCATGCCCTACATCGTGCAATGGGAACAGGAGAATTCCTACAAGTGCCTGTTCCGGCAGCAGCGGGCGGACGGCCTGTACTTCAAGGGGAACCCGGCGGTGCTGCTGCGAGGGGACGACAAGAGCCGGGCGGAGTTCCTGACCACGATGATCCAGAACGGTATGCTGAACCCGGACGAGGCCCGGGCCCTGGAGGAGCGGGCCCCCATCCCCGGCGG